AGAAGAGGAGACAGTTTTTTTTTAGCGACAGCCAAAATCTAATAGGGTAATAAACGCACTGTATGGCTACACAAAGAGAAGTTGCAGACCATTTGGATTTATCGGTCAAAAGAATCTCAGAATTGATTAGAGATGGTGTCTTGCCCTCAAAACAAGGTAGGAGTCCTTTAAATATAGATGTTTGCAGAGTTGCTTACATTTCGTACCTTAGAAAGCTAGGTGGTTATCACAAACGTAGTGGTAGCGGTGATATTGCAGAAGAGAAAACAAAACTGACCGCAGCTCAAGCTAGAAAAGCAGAACTAGAAGTAGAAGAGCTAGAAGGCAATCTAATACCAGCACAATTAGTTGAAGATACTTGGGTTGATTATGTTTCTAATGCAAGAGCAAAGCTATTAGGATTACCTTCAAGAATCGCACATCAGGTTATTACTGTAGATAAATATGCTGAAGCAGAATTGATATTAAAGGAACAGGTGCATGAAGCACTAAATGAGTTAGCACAAAATGGAATACCTCAAAAATATAGAAAAGGTGATACAGGAGACCAATCAGACATGGACTCCACCACCCAATCTGAAGATTAGTAATTGGTCTGATAACTACAGGCGATTATCTCCTGAATCATCAGCAGAAGCTGGTGCATGGAAAACTGATAGAGCACCTTATCAAAGAGAAATCATGGATTCATTCAATGACCCTGATATTCAAAGAATAGTATTTATGAAGTCTGCTCAAGTTGGTGCTACTGAGATTTTACTGAATGTCATTGGCTACTACATAGACCAAGACCCATCACCAATGTTAATAATGCAACCTACATTACAAATGGCTCAAGCATTTAGTAAAGACAGGCTTGCTACTATGATTCGTGATTCTGAAAAGATAAGAGATTGTGTCAAAGACCCAAGAAGTCGTGATTCAGGTAATACAGTTTTATCTAAGAAGTTTGCAGGTGGTAATTTAAACATAGTTGGTTCTAATTCTGCATCAGGACTTGCGTCAAGACCAATAAGAATTGTATTGGCAGATGAGGTTGATAGATATGAACAATCAGCAGGAGCAGAAGGTGACCCAATATCACTTGCAACTAAAAGAACAACTACCTTTTGGAATAAAAAGATATATATGTGTTCTACTCCAACAATAAAAGGACTATCAAGAATAGAAACTGCTTTTGAAGAATCAGATAAACGCTATTATCATGTGCCTTGTCCTGAATGTAATGAGAAGCAAATATTAAAATGGAAGAATGTAGTTTGGGAAGATGATAAACCTGAAACAGCTACTTATGCTTGCGAACATTGTGGTTCAGTTATAAATGAAGCAAAAAAACAATGGATGTTAAAACATGGTGAATGGATAGCATCCGCACCTAAATCAGATACAGCAGGATTCCATATATCAGAGTTATATTCTGTTTGGTCTACTTGGTCAGATATGGCTAAATCATTTCTTGAAGCTAAAAAGAATCCTGAGATGTTAAAGACTTGGATAAATACTGCTCTTGGCGAATCTTGGGAAGAACAAGGCGATGCTGTTGACCATGAAACATTATTAAGTAGAAGATTAAACTATGATTACACTACTATCCCTGAAGATGTTTTAGTTCTTACCGCTGGTGTTGATACTCAGAAGGATAGATTAGAACTGCAATTAGTTGGATGGGGTAAAAATTACGAAGCATGGGTATGTGATTACAAGATATTTTGGGGAGACCCAAATGCTATGAATGTTTGGTCAGACCTAGATGCTTATCTTAAGAAAAGATTTAAAACTGAATCTGAAAGATTAATACCAATATCTTGTTGCACCATTGACTCAGGTGGACATCATACGAATATGGTTTATCAATTTACTAAACCAAGACAAGCTAGAAGAATATTTGCAATTAAAGGTTTATCAACAGCAGGTAAACCAATAGCAAATAGACCTACATTTGTAGGAAAAAATAAAGCTGTTCTCTATGGTGTTGGTTCTGATAGTGCTAAAGAAGCTATCTTTGCTAGATTATCTACTGAACCTGACACAACCACTTTGCATTTCTGCTCAGATTTAGATGAAGAATACTTTAAACAGCTTACAGCAGAGAAAAGAATTACTAAGTTTGTAAGAGGAAGAAAAACTCTTGCTTGGAAGCAGATAAGACCAAGAAATGAAGCATTAGATACGTTGGTGTATAACTTTGCTGCTATTTACATCTTGAATCCTAACTATGATTCTATTGAGAACAAAATACTTACCCAAGAGTCAAAACCAAGAGAAAAAACACAAAATAGACCACAAAAAGGCATAAATAGAGGAAATTTCGCTACTTCTTGGAAATAATTGCACTTTTTTTACTAATTTAGCACATAATTGTTGATATAAATATATAAATATATATAATAGGTAGTATGTTAAACAAAAAGGAGTCAAAAATGGAAAAATTTGAAATAGGACAAAGAGTTATTCTAAATTGTAAAAACTTTGTTGCAAAAAAACATTTAGATGATGATGGTTGGTTTGGTGTTTATGGAACTATAACTGGATTTACTAATAAAAGAATCAAAGCAGTTAATGATTTAAGAGAAACAGAAGGTTTTTATAAGCCTGAAAATGTTCAAATAATTAATTAAATAGCACAAAATCACAAAAGGCTCTTAATTGAGCCTTTTTTATTTTTTCCCTTTTTAATATTGACAAGAGCCTAATGCACATTAGTGTTAGATGTAGATATATCTAAAACATTTATGAGGTTTTTGCTTGAGCAACAAATTTGATTCAACAAATTATCCACCCCAAGTTCCTACTGAGCTTCAGTTGGGAGACTTTTGGGCATGGAAAAGAGAAGACTTATCAGATGATTATCCAGTAGCATCTTATTCATTATCCTATGAGTTCAATTTAATTGATGGTGCTACAGCTTCTAATTTTACATTAACTGCAACTGAGTCAGGTAATACATATATTATTGAAGCTACTAATACATCTTCTTACGCAAAAGGTAATTACAACTGGGTTTCTTACATGACTAGAAGTTCTGATTCTGCAAGAGTCAAACTAGAAGAAGGTTTTGTAGAGGTTCAAGATAATTATGCAACTACATCTGCTTCAGTTAGAAGTCATGCAAAGATTGTTTTAGATAGTATAGAAGCAGTTATTGAGAACAGGGCAAATATTGACCAATCATCTATGTCTATAGCTGGAAGGTCATTATCAAGAATGTCTATAGATGAATTATTAACTTTTAGAGATAGATACAAAGCTGAATATCTTAAAGAAGTTAAAATACAAAGAATTAAAAATAAACGTGGGTCAGGAAATACTATTAAAGTAAACTTTGGTAGAACTACTGGCTCTAATCCTAAGAGCTACACATAATGGCATGGTATAACAGAATATTGGGCGTTAATGAGCCTAAGAAAAAGAAAAGACAAGCATACAGAAGAAGCTACACTGGTGCTAACACTGGTAGATTGTTTGCAGATTTTGTTACCACATCAACAAGTGCTGATGCTGAAATAAAAGATAACATAAGAATACTTCGCGATAGAGCGAGAGAATTAGCAAGAAACGATAGCTATATTTCAAGATATCTAAACCTGATGATATCTAATGTTATCGGTAAGCATGGCATAAGAGTTAGCTCTAAGGCTAGGAACGATAATGGTTCTTTAGACATTGGAGCTAACCTGCTCATTGAACGTGCTTGGAAAGAATGGGGTCAAGTTGGCAACTGTACAACTAATGGAAGATTATCATTCTTAGATTGTCAAAAAATATTTGTTGAATCTTTATGTAGAGATGGTGAAGTATTAATCAGGAAAATAAAAGATAGCAATTCGCCTTTTGGTTTCCAGTTGCAGTTTTTAGAAGCAGACCATTTAGATGAAAATAAAAACGATATTTATAAAGCTACTGGTAATAGGATTAAAATGGGTGTTGAAGTAGACAAGTATGACAAACCAGTTGCTTATCATTTATACAAAGACCATCCTTACGATAGAGTTTATTTAGCTCAAGCTCAACACATTAGAGTGCCTGCTGATGAGATTATCCATGCTTACCTACCTACTAGAGCAGAACAAACTAGAGGTGTTTCTTTGGTTGCTACAGCAATGGCTAATGTGAAAATGTTAAATGGTTATTTAGAAGCTGAAATAGTAGGTGCTAGAGTTGGTGCATCAAAAATGGGTTTCTTCACATCACCTGATGGTGATGGTTATGTTGGTGATGGTGAATACGAAGATACGTTCAATCCAACAATGAACGCTCAAGCTGGTGTATTTGAACAGTTACCTGCTGGAATGGACTTTAAGGCATTTGACCCTAATCATCCTAATTCAGCATTTGAATCATTTACAACTAGCGTATTAAGAAGTATCGCATCAGGTTTAAATATTTCTTATCATTCATTATCTAATGATTTAACTTCAGTTAATTATTCTTCAATAAGACAAGGTGCTTTAGAAGATAGAAGTATGTATCAGATATATCAGCAATTTGTAGTAGAACATTTTATCAATCCAGTGTTTCAATCATGGTTAGAGATGTCTATATCAACAGGTTATATCAACTTACCTATGGGTAAATATGAAAAGTTTGCTAGGTCAATTAATTTTATACCTAGAAGTTTTGCTTGGATTGACCCATTAAAAGAAATGCAAGCTAATGTAATAGGATTGCAAAATGGTACTTTAAGTTATTCTGACATATCTGCTTCTTATGGAAGAGATGTAGAAGAATTATTTGAACAGCATCAAAAAGAAATAGAACTAGCTAAACAATATGATATTGAAATAGCTTATCAACCATTTGGTCAGAAATTACCTGTAGAAGCTAAAATACAAGGTGGAGAAGAGGAAGAAGATGCCTAATCCAAACGAAGGAATGAAAGCAGAAGCTCAAAGAGGTTTAGACTGGCGTGAAGAACATGGTCGTGGCGGTACTAGGGTTGGAGCTGTAAGAGCAAGACAAATAGTAGCTGGAGAAAATCTATCTGATGATACTGTAAAAAGAATGTATAGCTTCTTCTCAAGACATGAAGTAGATAAAAAGGCAGAAGGTTTTAAACAAGGTGAAGAGGGTTATCCGTCAAATGGAAGAATAGCTTGGGCATTATGGGGTGGAGATGCAGGGTTTAGCTGGTCAAAAAGATTAGTAGAACAAATGAAAAAAGAA